GTCTGCTAATGGTAAAACAGAAGTTGAAGTCGTCGATGGTGTTCAGTACAACAAAGGACTGACAAACTCTCATTTCATTACAAACCCTCAATCTAAAACCGCTGAACTTGAAAATCCTTTAGTGTTATTAATAGAATCTCCAGTAGATACTATAAGACAAATACAGTCAGTGTTAGAGTACGTTATAAAAAACAATAAACCTTTGCTTATTATAGGCGATTTAGATCAAGGTGTTTTATCGGCTCTAGCTATGAATAAAATGAAGGGTAACATAAAAGTAAACGTTATCGATGCACCTACATTTGGAATTAGCAAGAAAGAAGTCTTAGATGATTTATCTCTACTAACTGGTGCTACAATTATAAATGAAGACTTAGGAGACGATATGGATATGATCCAAGTAGAACACCTAGGGTCTTGCTTAAAGAGTGTTACTTCTCACGATGAGACAGTAATACAAGTTCAAGAGTCATCTCAAGAGATACTTGACATAATCAAAGGGATTAAGTCTGAATTATCAAAAGATAACTTACAAGCTTATCAAATAATCAAGTTAGAGAAAAGACTAGCAATGCTAGCAGCTAAAATAGCTATCGTTAAAATCGGTGCTAACTCTGATATTGAATTAAAAGAAAAAACAGATAGAGTTGAAGATGCTATCTGTGCTACTAAAGCAGCGATCAAAGAAGGTATTGTACCGGGTGGTGGAATTGCTTTATTAAACGCTTCGGATTACATAGTAGCTAAAACAGAAGGCGAGACAGTATTGCTAGAGGCCATTAGAGCGCCTTTTAAGACAATACTAGAAAATGCTGGTATAGATAGCTACGATATCCCAAAGGGTAAAGGAAAAGGTCTCAACGTGGTTACAGGGAAAATGGTGAATATGATTAAATCAGGTATTATCGATCCCTTACTTGTTACGAAGAGCGCGCTTGTAAATGCGGCTTCAGTAGCGACTACTATTTTATCAACAGATTGTGTAATTAATAATTTGAGAATCGATGAAAGCAGTAGGTAGAAATATAATTATAAAGAAGACAAAAGAAGGGACCACCACTACAAAAGGTGGTCTATTTCTTGCAGAGAATCAAAGAGAAGATATTAGGTATACTCAAGCTGTTATTGTCTCCGTAGGAGATGAAGCCGCTGCCACTGGTCTACAGCAACAATCTGTAGTATTCTTTGATAGACACGCAGGTCATAAGATTGAAGTAAATAAAGAAATATTTCATGTTATAAAACTACAGGACATAGTTGTTGTTCTATGAGAAAGCTAGACGCTAGGGATATAAAAGATTTAAACCTACTTAAGCACTACAGAATAATAAGAAGATGGGCGTGTAAGAATAACGACCTTAATGATGCTGATTTAGAATTGTTAATCTACTTTGATTGTATGGAGTTTTTCACAAAACAAGATTTCAAAACAGGTAGTTACTCTTATAGTTGGGATAACAGAAGGTGGAATAGATTACTACAAGAAGGCTGGATAGTTGTGTGGCGTAATAGAAACAGAACTACTCAGAAGTACAATATATACAAGGTAAGTTTTAAGTGTAAGCAACTTATAGCTAGAATGTATAGGATTATGCTTGGACAAGAAGATATACCAACAACTAAAAGATACAATAAAATAATAGCTGGTAAGTCATATACTGATAAGGTAATGACAGTAGCTATAGATAATGTTAACAAAGACAAAAACAGATAAAATTATGGCAGGAGGAGCAGCAAGAGCAGTAGCCGGAGGAAACGGCGGTAATGGTAACCTAGAAGGTTTTACCGGTACAAAAACTGGATTACAGGGAGCGGTAGAGAAAATGCAATACCACAACCAAAACAAACAAGCAATTCAAGATAGGAATAACACTATAGCTACAAGAGGAGCAACTATGGGAACCTTAGTTCCAGGACAGAGTTCTAAAGCACAAGCAAACGATCATACCCACGAAGAGAACAATAATGCACAACCTGGTGGAATGACCGGGGTAGGTGGCGGAGTACAACCTGGCTTGCAAGGGCTAGCAACAGCTGTAACAGGTAGCCCAGGAGCATTTGGTTCTCACCAACCTGCTGGAATGGCTGAGGTAGGTGGTGTAGCTGCAAGCTCTCAACCTCAATTAAGAGGCATGGCAGGTATGGCAGCAAACAAAGCGGCTATAATGCAAGCTGGAGCTTCTAATGTTATGTCTCAGAACCAAAACGGTCAGGATATGTTTGGAGGTCAATCTATTCCTGAAAAAGGAGCTATTGGTGTAGCTGGTATGGATCAAATGGAACAGTTTTAAAAATAAAAATTATGATGAACAAGAAATCAACGTTACAAGGACAAATAGGAGAAAACGCTTTATGGGACGGACCTTTAAGTAAAAAAGGTTTTCCAATGGGCAAAGGATCTAGCTCAGGGGCTAACGGTATGGAAGTATCTAAAGCTGCATGCGGGCACGGTTCTTACAAACTACCTATTACTCAACGAGCTAAAGGCAAAATGTAATGAGCCTTGGAGATATCAAATTATACACACTAAGCATAGGCACTATGGCTTTAACTATGACTCAAATAGATAATTATTTGAAGATACTACTATTGCTAATAACCATAGGTTATACACTGCATAAGTGGATTCATTTAAAAAAGAAAGAAAAATAACATGCCATATATTCAACCAGACTCATCACCTTTCTTAAGAGTTCGTAAAACAACTAAAGGAAAAGGTAGAAACTTTCTATCAACAGAGGAAGGAGCTGGTATGACATCTGCTGGCGTTAAAAAATATAGAGCTGAGAATCCTGGAAGCAAACTTAAAACAGCTGTAACAGGTGATGTAAAACAAGGCAGTAAGGATGCTGGTAGGAGAAAATCTTTCTGTGCTAGATCCAAAGGATGGAAAGGCGAAAGAGGATTAGCCGCGAGAAGAAGATGGAAGTGTTAATTAACAAATGAAATACTAGCTATGGCTTTTAATATTACTAATGAAGACAACAAAAACTGGATACTTAAAAAATAGCCCTGACGTAAAAAACTCTCAAAATAAAATTATGGGAAATAAAATTACAATGAAAGGAGTTGAGTTTAAGGTCTTAGGAGTTGACAACAATGGATACGCAAAGACTATGTATCCAGGGCATGACTATATTTTTCCTGGAGCTAAATACGTAATAGAAACACCTATAAAGTAATATGGCTTATAAAATGAGAATGGGTAAGTTATCTATGGACAACACTCCAATATACCAAGTGGAAACAGAAGAAGGTGTTATGGGTATGGCTAATAAAAATGGTTCTATAATAGTAGATAAAAACTTAAGCCCGTTAGAGCAAGAAGATGTAGTTAGGCACGAAAAAGTTCATTTAGATCAAATGAAAAGAGGTGATCTTGACTATGATGACAATAACGTTTATTGGAAAGGCAAGAAAGTACCAAGATCTACTATGGATGAAGGTAATAAAAACCTTCCTTGGGAAAAAGAAGCTTATAAAGCTAATAAGTTAAAAAAATAAAATAAAATTCAATTTAATTAAATATAATGAAAAAAATACTATTATTAGTAGCCTTAATGACAACGTTGTTGTTTAGTGCGCAAGTGAATAAAATGGAAGGCTCTTGGGTGAGTGAAACGTCATCATACGTTATGACTATAATAACTAATGATTCTATACCTGTGAAAGTATTTAATACTAGCTTTTCTGAAAATAATTTCATAGAAGAGTATATCGTAAGTAGTAATGGAGAATCTTTTACAACTAAACTTCACAACCCAGACAACGGTTACTATGTTGATATTAAATATATTTTAAAAGATTCAAATACAATGATATGTGAATATACTGGTGACTTAAATAAAACCGTTACCGTTAAAAAATTATCACATTTTTATATAGACTTAACAACAAATAAATAAACTAGAAATTATGGCTTACAATCAAAAAAATCAAGCTGGACGAGGTCCAAAACAAAAGACAGGCGCAGGAGTTCCTTCTGCTCTATTGCAAAAAGCTCCAGTAACAGACGAAAAAAGAGGTAATGACCCAGACCCGCTTTTAACAGAGTACAAAAAACAATTTCCAAAAAGTAACGTAAGTGTAATAGGCGGTAGCAATAAAAGTAATAAATCCACACAAAACTCTAATTTACAGAAAAAATACAAAGTAGAGAATGGTAATTCCTCTTTTACAGTCTACAGAAGCCTTGGGGATAAAAACAAAGAGAAAGCTTAAAATAAATAAACAAACTATGGCATTTTACATGAAAGCTGGACTAGGTCCAAAGCAAAAAACTGGAGCGGGAATTCCTTCTGTTTTATTACAACAAACCCCAGCAACAGACGAAAAAAAAGGAACAAACAAGCATCCTGGATTTGACCAAAGCTACCACGGTAGAGGATTTCAAGCTTCCACGGAAGAGGGCGGTGATGTAGCAAATGTTCTTAATGAAAGAGCGTATAACGAAGAAGTGAAAAAAGCAAAAGCTTGGGAGGCAAAAAATGAATTTCCAACAGTTGACAGTAAGTTAAAAGGCCGTTTGGACAAATTCCGTGTAAATAGTATTGACCCATTGGGTAATTACACTCTTAGCCCAAAAGATGGCTTTCGAGCTAATAACAATAAAACAGTTACAAGAGAGCAAATGAAGCAACATCTTCAAACCGACACTTATGATCCATATAAATAAACAACAACCCACGCTATAGCAACTACTAAAAAAAGTAAATGAATAAGATATTTGCATGGCTTACAGGTGGCGTTATCAAAGAGATTGGTAACGTCATTGACAAGCTTACAACGACTGAAGAAGAGAAGCTTGAAATAAAAAAACAAGTTCAAATCATTCTTGAAGAAGCTGACAATAACGCTCAGCAGCAGGTAACAGACCGTTGGAATGCAGATATGGCTTCTGATAGTTGGTTAGCCAAGAACATTAGACCTTTGGTTTTAGTGTATTTAACATTTGTGTTTAGCTTATTATCTTTCACGGATGGCAACATAGGAGAATTTAAAATAGCAAAAGAATACATACCAATATTTCAAACACTATTAGTTACCGTTTACGGAGCTTATTTTGTGGGTAGAACTTGGGAAAAAGGTAAGTCAATGACTAAAAGCAAGTAAAAACAAGTAACTATATAAATACAAATCAAATCTAATAAATTAAAATCATGAGTGAAGTAACAAAAATTACAGAAGAGCAGTTAAAAACAATCAAAGATCAACAGGCTAAATTACAAGCAGCATTTATCGACATTGGTTTTATTGAAAGTAAAAAGCATGAAGCTTTACATATTCAAGTGCAGGCATCAGAAGCTTTAGAAGCAACTAAGAAACAACTAGAGAAAGAGTATGGTCAAGTTAATATTGATCTAACTGACGGTAGTTATGCTGTTATTGAGAAAGAAGAACCTGCAAGCACTTTGGAAAAAGTATAATGAGCTCTATTGTAAGAAAGATCAGTATAGGTTCTGATTATAAAAACGACGCCATGCATTATGCAATCGGGCAAAACGTTTATGGCGGGCATACTATTACAGCTATACTACATGATCAAGAATCAAACTCTTACAGTATATACATTAAAAAAGAAGATGAGGTAATGCCATGGAAGAAGTTTAATTCTAACATGGCAATATCTGTTGAATACGATTTAGAGTATTAATGAAGAGCTTGTACGACTTCATCATCAAGCCTCTTGGTGATAGATATGAAAACGAGATAAAGATTGGTGATAAAACTTTAGTCTTAAACACTAAGATAGAAAGTTTTAAATCTGTTAACAACTTAGCGGTTGTAGTTGAAACACCAAAGGCATTTAAGACAAGTATACAAAAAGGAGATATAGTATTAATACATCATAATGTTTTTAGAGTATTCTACGACATGAAAGGTGTAAAGAAAAATAGTAGATCATATTTTAAAGATGATTTATATTTCTGCGCTATAGACCAGATATACTTGTATAAGAACAAAGGGAGTTGGAAATCATTTGGAGACAGGTGTTTTGTAATGCCTCTAAAAAACGAAGACATTCTAACGAACTATAAAGAGCAAAAGCTTATTGGTATACTAAAGTATGGTAATAAGTCCTTAGAAGCGCTTGAAATAAACCCAGGAGATGTTGTAGGATTTACTCCTAATAGCGAATGGGATTTTATCGTAGACGAGCAAAGAGTTTTCTGTATGAAATCTAATGATATTGTAATCAAATATGAACACCAAGGAAACCAAGTTGAGTATAATCCAAGCTGGGCACGTCGCGATAGCGGAACTAGTTAAGGTAGCTAAAGAGCTTATTGTAGATTCAGATGATGACTTGACGGCAGATAAACTTAAAAACGCTGCTGCTACTAAAAAATTAGCAATATTTGATGCTTTTGAAATACTTAAGCGTATTGATGAAGAAGATAGTATTCTTAACGAGAAACCTAAAGAAGTTAAAGAAGAAAAAGCTTTTAAAGGATTCGCTGAAGGAAGATCTAAATAATGTACGAGCAGTCATTATATAAAATACTACCCAACTACGTTAAAACCAAGGTCTTAAATAGAAATAATAAGTTTAAGAAATGGAACTACGGTTACGATGAAGACCATGATATGGTTATTATCAGTAAGACTGGTGAAATTGGTGAGATTTACGAAATACAAAACCTAGTTATAGCTTTACCAAAAGCTGTTGATGTAGTTAAGAAAGAAGGTGACAAGTGGAAAGCCGCTGACTATCCTAAAGAATTAAAAAACATTAAAACTGTTTTTGATTGGAAAAATTACTCTGAAGATTTCAAAGAAGAATGGTATGATTATATTGAAGAAGAGTTTCAAAGGCGTGAAAAAGGTTTATGGTTTTTTAATAAAGACAAGCCTACTTATATTACTGGTGCTCACTACATGTACTTGCAGTGGTCCAAGATTGATGTTGGGCAGCCAGATTTTCGAGAGTCCAATAGACTATTCTATATATTCTGGGAAGCTTGCAAGGCAGACAGGAGATGTTATGGCATGTCATATCTCAAGAACAGACGTTCTGGATTTTCATTCATGGCATCAGGAGAGGCTGTTAATATGGCAACCATATCAAGCGATTCACGCTTCGGGATTTTGTCCAAATCTGGAGCCGATGCAAAGAAAATGTTCACAGATAAAGTTGTACCCATATCGGTCAACTACCCATTTTTCTTCAAACCAATACAAGATGGTATGGATAGGCCAAAGACAGAACTTGCCTATCGCGTACCCGCCTCTAAGCTCACTCGTAAAGGACTCGATTCGAAAACACAACTCGAAACGCTCACAGGTCTTGATACCACGATCGACTGGAAAAACACAGGTGATAACGCCTACGATGGAGAGAAGCTCAAGCTACTCGTCCACGATGAGAGCGGTAAGTGGGAGAGGCCAAATAACATCCTCAATAACTGGAGGGTTACGAAAACAACGTTAAGATTAGGTTCTAGAATTATTGGAAAGTGTATGATGGGATCAACATCAAACTCTTTAGATAAAGGAGGAGAGAACTTTAAGAAATTATATCATGCATCAGACACTACAAAGAGAAACCGCAACGGGCAGACTAGTTCAGGACTCTATTCTTTGTTCATACCTATGGAATGGAACTACGAAGGATACATCGATTCTTATGGCTTTCCTGTATTCGATACACCCAAGGAAGAAGTTCTAGATGTTTTTGAAGACAAGATAACGTTAGGTGTTATAGAGTTTTGGAAGAACGAAGTTGAAGGATTAAAAGATGATCAAGATGGGTTGAATGAATTTTATAGACAATTCCCAAGAACTGAAGAACACGCGTTCAGAGACGAAGCGAAAGAGTCTTTATTTAACCTAACGAAAATATACGAACAAATAGATTACAACGCAGACCTTAAGAATACGTCGGTAGTTACTACTGGTACCTTTCAATGGGAGAATGCTAAGTTGGATTCAAAAGTTATATTCATACCTAATAAAGACGGTAGGTTTAAAATATCTTGGGTTCCACCTGTTAATCTTCAAAACCGTGTGATAGTAAAGAATGGGGTTAAATACCCAGGTAACGAACACTGCGGGGCGTTTGGCTGTGATAGTTATGATATATCAGGTACAGTTGATAAGAGAGGTTCTAACGGAGCTTTAGCTGGTTTAACTAAGTTTAGTATGGAAGATGTTCCACCTAATCAGTTTTTTTTAGAATACATAGCTAGACCTCAAACAGCTGAGATATTCTTTGAAGACGTATTGATGGCTTGCGTGTTTTACGGCATGCCAATACTATGCGAGAATAACAAACCTAGATTACTTTATCATTTCAAAAGAAGAGGTTATAGAGGGTTTTCAATGAATAGACCTGACAAGGTTTGGAATAAATTATCAGTAACAGAAAAAGAAATAGGTGGAATACCTAACTCTAGTGAAGACATAAAGCAAGCTCACGCTTCAGCGATAGAAACATATATAAATTCTCACGTTGGTAAAACAGAAGAAGGTTATGGTAATATGTACTTTCAAAGAACATTAGAGGATTGGGCTAGGTTTAATATAAACAATAGAACTAGTCATGATGCTTCTATAAGCTCTGGATTAGCATTGATGGCTTGTAATAAGAATAGGTATACACCTGTTTTTACTCAAGCTAAAAAAGTTTCTCCACTAGGTTTTAAAAAATACGACAACAACGGAGAGTTCTCAAAAATAATAAGATAAATGATTTATACAAATTCAAATAGCACTTTTCCAAGCCAGGTAGTTTCTGATGAAGAGAAACAAAGCTACGAGTACGGTAAAGCCGTAGGAAGAGCGATAGAGAACGAATGGTTTAGAGGAGATACAGGATTAGCTTCTGGAGGTCGTTTTGCTAACAATTGGCAGTACTTCCATAACTTAAGACTATACGCTAGAGGAGAACAGTCAGTTAGAAAATATAAAGACGAATTATCTATAAACGGTGACTTGTCTTATCTTAATTTAGACTGGAAGCCTATCGCTGTTTTATCTAAATTTGTTGATATAGTTGTGAACGGTATGACAGATAAAGGGTACAAGATAAGATCACGTGCTTCAGACCCGTTTGCTGTAAAACAAAGAACAGACCATGCTACGGCTATAGCAGAAGATGCTTTTGCTGCTGAGCTTATGGCTGAAACTATGCAGAAGACTGGTATAGATTTAAAGAGAACTAGCATACCTGTAGAAGAACTACCAAGAGATAAAGAAGAGCTTGATCTCCATATGCAGTTAAAATACAAACAAGCTATAGAAATAGCTGAAGAAGAATTGATTGAAAACGTATTCAGCTTCAACAAGTATGAGCAGACTAAAAGAAGATTAGCTTATGACTTAACAGTTTTAGGTATTGCTTGTAGCAAAACCAACTTTAACCTAGCTAATGGAATTACTGTAGAATATGTAGACCCAGTGGATGTTATATATTCTTACACAGAAGACCCTAACTTTGAGGACATATACTATGTAGGAGAGGTTAAAAGCGTAAGTTTGCAAGAGTTAAAGAAAGAATTTCCTGATTTAACTAATGAAGAGCTAGAAAAGATACAAAAATACCCTGGAAATACAAGTTACACTAGAACACCTAGAGGGCAGAATAGTGATCAGAATAGCGTACAGGTTCTTTACTTTGAATACAAGACATACTCAGATCAAGTGTGGAAAATAAAGCAAACGGAGCAAGGTTTAGAAAAGTCTCTTGAAAAACCAGATACCTACGCTCCACCGAAAAACGATAAATTTGATACAGTAAGTAGATCTATAGAAGTGTTATATAGCGGGGCTAAGATACTAGGTCATGAACAAATGCTTAGATGGGAACTAGCTGAGAATATGACAAGACCTTATAGTGATCAAACAAAGGTTTCTATGAATTATAGCTTGTCAGCTCCTAGAATGTATCAAGGTAGGATTGAGTCTATAGTTAGCAAGACTATAAGCTTCGCGGATATGATCCAGATAACGCATCTTAAAATTCAACAAGTACTACAGAAGCTAGTCCCTGATGGTGTTTTTGTAGATGTAGATGGTTTGGCTGAAGTTGACTTAGGTAACGGTACAAATTATAACGCTCAAGAAGCCTTAAACATGTACTTCCAAACTGGTAGTATTGTTGGTAGATCTTTGACTCAAGATGGTGATCCTAATAGAGGTAAAATACCTATCCAAGAATTACAGAGTTCTTCTGGTATCAGCAAGATACAAGCTTTAATACAAACTTACCAGTACTATCTTCAAATGATTAGAGATGTGACTGGATTAAACGAAGCTAGAGACGGAAGTCAACCAGCTAAAGACTCTTTGGTTGGATTACAAAAACTAGCAGCTACAGCATCTAATACAGCCACTAAGCACATATTGCAGTCGTTGATGTATTTAACTATAAAAAATGCGGAGAATATTAGTTTAAGAGCGGCTGATATGATAGCTTTTCCTTTAACTAGAAACGCTTTAATGAACTCAATAAGTTCTTTCAACGTAGATACTTTAAAGCAAATTGAAAATTTAAACATGCATGAGTTTGGTATATTCTTAGATTTAGAGCCAGATGAAGAAGATAAACAATCATTAGAAAAAAATATTCAAATAGCTTTACAAACAGGTAGTATAGACTTAGAAGATGTGATAGATATAAGAGATATATCTAATATGAAACTAGCTAATCAGATGCTTAAAGTTAAGCGTAAAAGGAAGGCAGAAGAAGCTCAAAAGCAAAACCTTCAAAATATTCAAGCTCAGTCTCAAGCTAGTGCTCAAGCGGCTGAACAAGCAGCTATGTCTGAAGTTCAAAAGCAACAAGCTTTAACAGAGACTAATTTACAGTTCGAGCAAGGTAAATCACAATTTAAGATTCAATACCTACAGCAAGAAGCAGAGATTAAGAAGCAATTGATGGCTGAAGAGTTTAACTATAACATGCAATTAGCTCAGATAAAAGCTAACGCAGAGG